TCGCGTTTTCCCTACACCGGAATTGCCGTAAATCACCGTGATACATTGAGCTATTTGTGAGTATTGCAGCGCATTCCAAATTTGTTTTACTGTGCGGGTTTCAATGAAATCAGGGGCGGCTGGCATTTCAGTGGTACGCCGTTTACGGTTATCCAGCCAGACGCTTAATTTAGTCGCGATATTATGATTGTCGCCCTTATATTCACCTTTCATAAACTGTGAAATAGAGCCGGTTGAAATACCAACTTCGCGCGAAACCGCAGCATAAGTGACATCAGAACTGTCTACGACAGTTCTGATGGCTTCTCGTATATCAGCAATTTTTTCTTGCTGTTGTTCTAAATTAATAACGTTATTCATTATATATCTCCGTTAAATCTGTTTATTTTGAAAGGCGCTATAAAGCTGCGTTATAGCATTACCAAAGGCTTCTTCTGATTCATCTGCGTCAATATCTTCCTCCACTAATTGCCGCCTCATGGTATTGCCATTAGGGCGCAAGATTTCCACCACCCTTGATTCTGGCGGGGCGGGTGGGACGGTCTCAGGCATAAGTTCTGCGGCTTCCAGCGTAGACATTCTTTTTTGTGCTACTGCCGCTTCTTTAGTTCGTTTAATAAATTGAGTGCGATTTCGTTTATGTTCACGCGCCGCTTGAGTATCACCAAAGCCCACATTTTCAATGCATTGAGCTTCACCAATAAATCTGCCATCCAGCGTGTAACATAGAACGCTGTTATGCAGGTTTTGTGGATCAAAGCGGATAATGACTTTATTCGGTTTCAAACCAATCAAACGCTCACTGTAATAACGGTTACGGCGCTGATTAATTTTCCCACCGGCTTCCATGACAAAGGTGCCGGATTCACTGATTCGAACCGCTTCTGCTGGTAACAACAATAAGCGGCGCTGCTCAGCGGTAGCTTTACGCACTTGACTCTGTTGATAGCTTTCTTCGAATGCTTGATCAAACGACATAACCCCACGGCAAATTTCGGTTTGTCGTTTAGTACGACGATTCCAAAAGGCGATCCCTTCAGCTAAGACTTTCAGGAATACGTCAGCTTCTACCGCCCGTGAACCGTAATTATCGGGCTTGTCCATTGGGTTATCACCGGTATGAGCGCCAGACAATAAAGGATGTTTATCGACTGTTTCACCCAAGCCACCATGAGAAAATGCACGTTCTACCGGCTTAGCCTGCCCATGACCACGGCCAAATAAGACGCTAGTCCAATGCAGTTTGATACCCAATAATGGGATGATCCCCATCGGGTCATCTTCTTTAACTTTGAATCGATAACGGTTAGGCACACCACCGGTAAGCCACTTGTTTGCCGCTGCGCGGGTGTTATCAATAGTCAGTTGTTGCGGTATACCGTAGTTTTCTATCAAGTCGGAAAGGGAAAGCCGAATTGAATCAGAGTTCTCACTTACATCTGTGCGCCAGGCTAATATTTTACGGGTACGTATATCCTGCCAAATCCATGTTTTCGGCCGCAGAATTTCACCGTTATGCCAACGAACGAATACGTTATGTTGATATCCATCGCCGTTCACCCATTCCATCGCGGATAAGTCAGCAACAGTACGTTCTTGAGCAGGATATAAACGCATGACAGCATGTTGCCCTTCACGTAAGAGAACGCGCTGTTCAACGGGGATCTCGCGTTCCATCTTGCGGCGCATAGAAGACATGCTTGGAATCATCCAACCATGAGAAAGAGCCACTTCTTCCAATCGAGCAAATGCGGTGCGAAAAGCTGGCCGCTCGGGGCGCAGAAAGTCTGCTAAAAAGAAATCCCAGGCTTCCTGATCACAATCCGCTTCTTTCTTTTTCCGTGCCTCAATGCTTTTCCCGTACTGACCAATCAAAGCCGCCATCCAGTCTTCACGGGCAAATTTACGTGCGGTGTAGTACCAGCGGCGAACTGAAGCTACAGAAGCGCCATGTGTTTCAGCGACAGCATCAAAAGCCGTCACAACATCAATGCCAGTATCAGTCAACGTCGCCACCGCCTGAACAGCTTCGGTTTTCTTCTGCGCAGCATTGCGTTGCTTTTCTGTTGCTATATCCCAATCACGCCACAACAGTTCACGACAATAGTTATTAACAGGCTCAGATTTCGGTAAGAAAAAGGGTTTGTTATTAATTTCTACCGCACCACGAGCTTTCAACACCATTGACCTGGCAACCGGCGATAAGCAATTAATATGGTACTCAATCGCTTTTGAACCCTGGCGTTTGCGCATCTGGCTTTCAGTGGCATTCTTTTTCAAACGATTACTGATATTGAAGGGGGCCGTCGGCATATTCGGCAGACCGACGCATTCTTGTGCTGTTAGCCAAATATCCATTTTTTCAATCCGTAATCTGTTGTGGATAACGGCTTGGCCAGATCACCGCAGGCGAAACCTTAAGAACATCAGCAACCATCTGTTCATATTTCGGACACTTACGGTCTAACACATTCCGTAAGGTATCTTGGTTCAATCCGGCTTCACGTGACAGTTTGCGTAGATTTGTACCCCGAATTTCTAACTCAGCGCGTATTTTTGCGCGATGCCAATCAAGGCCACCTTGCGCTTGCTCACCCATCAT